GTTCTTCGATCATTAGGCGATCCGGATAATGGCCGTCGTGTTGGTCGCAGTCGGGAAGATGATGGTGAAGTCACCATTCGTCGCCGTCTTGTCCGAGCCAAAGTCCAGCACCGCAACCGAAGCGTTCGTCAAAGCCGTGTTGGCGTTCGAGTTAGCCGAAGGAGTGGTGTTATAGATCAGAGCGCCACGAGCCGTGATGGTTGCGTTAGCGAAGGTCAAATCGCCAAAGTCGCAGAAGCCAACGCCCGTTTCCGAGTTCGTGTTGACCGCAGTCACACCAAGGTTCGTCAGTGAGCCACCGCCAGCAGTGTAGTTCGTGCCCGAAGAAGAAACTTCGTTCGACGAGGTATACGCCGTGGTGTTCGCGTCAAGCGAAGCCGACGAGGTGTAGAGAGCGAGCTTGAAAGTATCTGAACCCGTGTCGCCCGAGGGGCGGAAATCGTGTACACCAAGCAGAAGCTGAGCTTTGAAGCTGGTGCACATAGCTTGTGTAATAGCCATGGTAGTCTCCTTAACTGTCCAAAATCGGAATAAACTCTGGGTGCCCGGCCCGATGGAACTTATTCACCAGAGTTACGTTATGGGACCGGACCGCTTCGTGCATATAGTGGACGAGCACCTGACGGATATCGTTCTTAAACGCTTCCGCTTGGTCCCTAATAGCCGGATGCGTGTTGCTACCGACATGGATAATCTTATCGAGAGCGCGCTCAGCGATCTCTTCCGGCGTAAAACCACGACCTTCGGTGGTAACCACCATTACGTCGCCGCCCAGCAATGTTCCTACGGAATCAATCATAAATTACCTCACCGGATACCGGACTTGTGTGGTCCGGTACATGTCTTGACGGTTCTTGCCTTCGCCAAGTTGCTTGAGCATTGCCAGCGCCTCGTCATACCGTTTCTGGTATTGAGCAATGACGTCGGCTTCGCCCTTCATGAACGTATACGCTTCTAACAACGAACCGTAAAGAAGCACGCTCTCAAAGTTCTCGCCAAGCCACGACGTGCCCGCTTCCGTAATCGACTGTGGGTAGTAGAAGTAGTGAAGTTCCATCTCGTAATTGGCATTGGGCGTCGGCCCAAGAATGTACGAGTCCACGTCGAAAAAGGCGTAATAGAGCGGTTTGCCAGTGTCCGAAGGCGACGGATAAGCCTGCCGGATGTAGCTGACATCCTTGTTCAGGAGGTACTCGTATTCGCCCGTAACGGGGTCGATAACCGCAAGCGAGAAGTTGGCGAGCCAGTCAGACGGCACTGAGAGGTACTTATTCCCCGCAGTGACGTTACCGGTGACGTTCTAATTTGCTCAGTCGAAGTCATACCCCCGGAACCAGCGGTATCCGGGAAGTCGTTCTCGGTGTAACCCTTGATTGTCTCGACTAGTTGAGCGTAGTTCATTAGCCCATCTTCTTGCTGTGCCCAGTACCCTTAGTCGCTGCACCAGTGCCACGCGTCTTCTGGGTTTGGGTGTTCGCCACGTTATTCGGATAGCCGCTATTACCCAACGGGTTATTAGCTGGCTTCGGCTGGTTATACTTGCCGATGTCTTTCATGTGCTCAGCCATTCTTGTTAACCTTTCCCATGTCCTTCTGGACCTTGCGAACTTCTTTATTCTGGTTCGCAACCTTGGCGAGGTTACGTCCGAGCTTCAGCATCTGCTCGTTGGTCTTGCCGCCCTTAGCCATATTAGTTCTCCGTCGTCTGAATAGTTACCGTACCTACCTGACCATTACCTACTAATGTATCAGGAAGACCCCATAAACCCAAGGGATTTTGAAAGCCCACTGGGTCCCAGCCCCAATGGATAACTCGGCTACCTCCAGACGGGGTGCCAAATGCGTCCACATCTTCCGTCGGAAGTGTGTTTGGTTGGGTGCGAATACCCGTCAAACCAGCCTGCCAATAGGTCGTATCGGGGCGTGGATTGCGAATAGCCTGCGGATCATCAACTGGATACATACCCAGTTGCAACTGCGGTTGGTCCGGCTCCCAGCAGGTGGGGCAGACAAGGATGTTGATGTTCTTTGTCTTGATGACAAGCGACTTCAGTTCTTTCAGCTTGTACCGAAAGCCGCAGCGATCACACTGAGAGATCGCATATTTGCCAGAGGCGAACCGATTAGGCACCGCGCCTCCTTAGAAGAACATCTGCCGTGGCGCGAGGCGCAACGGAGCCTTCTCACGGTCTTCGTCAGCCGCCTGCTGCCATGACTCGTCGTACATAGCTTTCAGCATTGCAGAGCGTTCAGTCGCGCCCGGGATTTTCAGAGACAGGTAATAAAAGTATAATAGTTGTTCTGATCCGGAGCAGGCCACACGTTAATCGACGGATGATCCACACCCGTGGTCGTGTTGGTGCCCGCAGGCTGTCCACCTGCCGGGTAGGTCGCGCCTGACTGACGATTGATCCACACCTGAATAGGACGACCCTGAGCGTTCTTGTTCGGGATCGTGAGGTAGGTATCGGCGCTGATACGGTTGATGTTGATATCCGTCTGCGCCTGACCCGTCTGAGTGCGGATCACATGGTCGAACAGGTCAATGGTATCGACGGGGAGCGGATACGTAATCTGCCCCTGCACCATCGCAATTGAGCCCTGCTCAAGCGTCCAGAGATTGATACCCTTGTTGGCCCACTCAATAGTCAGCAGGTTGAGGCTGCGGCGCGCCGTACGGAAGTCGTAGCCCGTGCGCATCTCGGCACCGCACCGCTCGAAGGCTTCTTCGAACAGTTCATTCAGATCAAGGTTGAACGATGTGGTGCCGGATGTCGTCACTTACTTCTTCCCTTTTTTGAAGCCCTTCAGCAACTGCGCAAAACGAGCACGCTGGCCGAGCTTACCGGGGGCCTTAGCTGCTTTAGCAAGCGCCTTGGCCGGGATTTTCTTACCCTTGGGCACGCCCATTTGCTCATGAAGAGCGCCGGGCTTCTTGATTGCCTTCTGGATAAACTTCGTATCGCCACCCTTCTTAGCATAACCCATCTTGTTACGCACGTCTGTTGGTAGCTTAGCCAAGCCCGGGTTGGACTTTTTATCGACTGGTTTGAGTGCCATCATCTGAACCTTTTCGTCTTCGATGCGATGGTTTTGGGCTGTTTTACGAACTGCTTACCCTTGGCCTTACCTGCACGCTTAGCCTTAGTTGTCGCTGCATATTCAGCAGGTGACAAGGATTTTATCGCGTTTTCAGGCAGATACCGCTCACCTGTCGCCTTGGGCCCTTGCGTCGATGGCTTACCGCTTTTGGTCCGCCACTTCTGCTTGGTCCAATTTTTCAGGCTCTGCTGGGATTTAGCAAGTCCGCTCACTTGTAGCCGCCACCCTTCTTTTTGTACTGCATAGCCAGCATCTGCGCCTTGCGGGCTGACCACTGACCCGGCGCGCCGCCCTTACCCCCCGCCTTGATAGCGTTGAATAAAGCCTTGCGCATACCGGGCTTCGTGTAGTTTCCGGCCTCATTGACCTTGGACTCACCGCCCTTGGCATAGACCGTCACCTCGTCGGGGTTATCCTTCCGACGAATAGTCTTCGCCTTCGGCATTTTAGAGGGATTCATGATCCCCATACCCCGAGATTCGCGCATCAGCAGTAACCGCCTTTTTTCTTGCCGACGATGCCGCCTTTTTTGCTACCCATATACATTCCAAATTTAGGGCCCACTGGCTTTGGCGATTTTACAACGGGAGGTGCCTTCGGTCTAACCGTCACACGCTCGCCACGCGGGCTCTGCATATCGGGTTCCGAAGCCATGCTGGCACGACCAGTGCCGAGACCGCCCATAGCCATCTTGACCATCTTCGTGTTGGTTTTGCCCTTCTTGGCGACGCCATCGGCACGCGATGAAACCGAACCGCCCTTAGCGTAGCACTTGCCGCCACCGGCCTTCTTAACCATCGCACGGCCCATAGTGTCAGCCGACTTCTTGACCATTGCGCGGCCAGCCTTGGTTGCTTTCTTCGTCATGCCACCTTCCTTCATGCCAATACCCAACAACTTATCGGCAGCAGCCTGCTTCTTGCGGCGCTGCATATCCTTCTGGGCTTCCATGCTCTTCTGAGCATTCATGACTTCTTTGCCCTTGCGGGTCATCATGAGCGCGTCGCCCATCTTCTTTTCTTTGTCCGTCAGCTTCATCATCGGTTTTGCCATCTTACTTACCTTTCTTCATGGCACGGGTTTTGCCACGAATGGCAGCGCCGTCGATCTTGCCGCCCTTGGCTTTACCGCCAATTGTGCCTTGCTTGCGGTTGGCTTCGCGGGCAGCTTCACCAGTCAGAAGCCATGGCTTACTCTTGGCCCCGGGCGTGTAGAGCGACGAAATCTTAGTGAGAAACTTACCTAATTTTTCGCGGCGCTCAGCCGCAGCAGTAGGTTTAGCACGCAATGGCACGCTATCTCGTTTTGTTGTATATGGATTAATAGTTTTTGGCGTTTCACTTGCGCCCGTATTATTAGGCTTGTCTTCGAGTTTACCTTGACGCGTCGGTGCTGAAGTAGCTCCCGCACGTTTCGCGCCTTCACCGGCCAACCGGGCTACTTTCTTCTCGCCGTTCCAAGTAAAAATTTCCTTACTCGGGTCGCGGCCTTCCTTAACCGCCTTGGCACGGGCAGCCTTAAACGCTTCGGCAAACGTCTGCTTTTTAGGCTTAGTTGACGTATCTGATACCGTTTCAGTGGCGCTCTCCGTGCTTACGTAGTCTGACTGCCCGGGAAGTTTGCGCTTCGGCGCTCCCGTTAGCTCTTCAGAGAACGAAACAAAATCGCCTTCCCTAAATTTGCGCATTTTGCGTGCCATGCCCTAACCCTTCTTCATATCATCCAGCTTGGCTTCCAAGCGTTGGATGCTTTTGTCGATGCGCTCTGCGAGTTTATCGAGCGTTTGATTGACTTCCGAACGTGTGACGTGGTCACGCGCCACCTCTTCCCGGGTTTTGTTGAGCAAGATGCCAAGACGGTCGAGTTCATCGAACTTACCCTTCACCATGAAGCCAAGCACCGCGACGATCCCACTGAGAATGATGTTCCATACAAGCATCTCCATCCTAGCAGTCCCACTTACGCAACGAGAGAGCTTTGCGCGTTGGCCGACCCTTCTCGTCCTTCATCGGGCCCGGCATCCCAGACATCCGGGCGCAGAATGACTTGCGCCGCGCAGCAGCCTTGGGAGACTTCTTGGCTTGCTTAGCCGATACGGGAGGCTTCAGGTTCATCCCCTGCTTTTTGGCCGAGGCACGACCTTTGGCATTCAACCCACCAGCGGGATTTTTGCCCTCTTTACGAGTCCAAGCAGGAGACTTAGCCATTAGCACATCTTTCCGCGAGTTTTGCCCTTTTGGGTGATGCCGTCAGCGCGCTTCGATGCAGAGCCGCCAGAAGCCATTTTCTTGACCTTGCCGCCCTTAGCAGTCTTTTTGACGTCGCCTTCTTTACGAGGGTGCAGCGGAATTTTAACACCCGCACCAAAGGTAGCACCGCCCCCGCCGACCGCGCCTGAGCCAAGGCCAACGCCGAAACGGCCACCGCCCTCTAGAGGAACTCGAATACCATAAGTGCCTGAGCCTGTTCTGCCGAGGCTTGCACCGTCACCATCGCCGCCGGGAACCCCGCGCTCGATGATACCGTAGGGGTCAGTACGAAATCTTTCGTTCGCCATATCACGCCACCTTTTGGTTAGGTGCCACCATCGGGTATAGGATGTCATTGCCGTAGTTACCGACATACTCCTGCACGCCCATGTGGCCGAGGGTTATACTAGGGTCGATCCAGACTTCGAAGCCGTGACTCCGGACACGGTCACAGAACAGGAAGT